AGCATTGCCAGCAGCGGCGCCTTCGATGGCCGCGTTGGCAGTGCTGGCCGCAGCGAGCGCATCCACCTGCCATTCGAAGTAGGTGTTCTTGCAGGTATCACGCCCAATGTTGGACATGAAAGGCGTATCTACGGGCGAAATGTCGTAGATGATGTTCGAGAGGTCTTCGCGGATTTCGTTAGCCGCGTCATAGGTGGTGACTTTGCTGAGAGATGCCATGTTACTTTCTCCTTGAGTCCATCAGACCGAATAAAGCAGCGGCATCATTGACGCTGCCTGATGCTTTGAGACGTTGTTGCATTCGCGACATATCATTTCCGCGTTGGGGATTAGACGTTGTGGAGCCTGCCCGCATTGGCCTTGGTCCTTCCGCCTGTTTCGGCTTAGGACGGTTAGCGTTCAGCGCGTCATATCGTCTGGCCTTTTCGAGGATGACGACATACCGAGGATCATACACCTGCGCCAATTCTTCAGTGGTAAAGCCTACTTTCTGGCCGTAATCCCGAAGGTTCTTGGTCGAAGCCTGCATTTTCTCTGGATCAGACCACTCCTTGAAGGTGGAAACCAGAAACTTCTGGCCCTCTTCTACAAGTTGCCGTCCAGCAGCCATTTCCCGCTCTTGATCAACCATCTGGAGCCTGACCTGTTCCTGCTGCATCATTGCAAGCTGGTTTTTTCGGTCGTTCCATTGATCGCGATAGAGAGGATAATTGATCGGGTCTTCCTGATGCACCCGCACCCAGTCCGGTTCCTGTTCGATCTGCGATTGCAGGATCGGGATTGCCGCGCTGAGAGCCTGTTGCATCTGGCTCCGCTCAGTTTCTAGCTGCTGTTTCTCCTGTCTCAACACGTTAAAGTTGCGCGAATAATCGGACTGCCTTTGATAGCCTTCCAAAGCCTCTTTCAGCGGAACCTCAACCGTCTTTCCGTCGATTTTGACGGTTACGAGTCGGTTCGGATCAAGAGGTTTATTCTTGCCATCATTGTCGTCCGCGCCCGTGTCTGCCTCATCCTCACCATCGAACTCAGATGAATAATCATCTGCTGCCTCGTTCTCCGTCTCGGACGTCTCATCGGCATAATCAAGCGCCGCCTCTGTCTGATCGACTTCGGCATCAGCCCTCTGCCTTCGATCTGGCCTGGTTTGGGCCGGTGGGCCTTCCATTGCAGAAATACGGTCAGCGGCTTCCGCAAGGCTGATTTCGCTAGGCTGCGACTGCTCAGCATTAGACATATAGGTTACCTCATCAGTTAGGCCGCTTCAAGCGGTTGTTAAATCGCGTAATATCCGGCTCTGACGCGAGTGCGTTCAGTTCCCCCCGGAACGCGGCTATGGCGCGTACCATAAAGTACGCGGCATCTCTCCCACCCAGGTCTTCTGGGTCTGAATGCCTCCACTCGTCAATGTATCGCTCTTCCAGACGATCCAAGACGGTGCTTGTGGCCTTGTCAGACGCCAGCGCCTTGGCTGACCTCCATAGGTCTTCCTGTTCAAAAGTGGACATTTACTGCATCCCCGGCGGCATCATGCCGGGAGGCATCATCGGCCCCTGCGGCATTGGAATAGGAGGTGGTGCGGTAGGAGGCGCGAACGCCTGCGCCGTCTTGAACACCTCTTGGATCTCGGTGCGCTGGCGATCAACCTCGGCCTTGATGACCGCCATATCCACCTGCGCCCCATACTTGGCCTGGATTTCAGCCGCCTTCAACATGGCGTCGATGAACATCTGATCGCGCTTGAAATCGTTCTCGGCAATGGCTTTCTGGCGATCGAGCTCCTGCTTGGCCGCATTGATGATGATGTCAGCCTTGGTTTTCTCGGCCTCAACGTCCGCCAGAAGCTGCGCAGGATCGGGCTTGTTTGATCCAGCCTGCATCTGCTGCATAAACGCCTGAACCTCCTGCGGGTTTACTTCCTTCCAGAACTGGGAAGCATCCTGGAAACCCTGCAAGGTCGTCATCTGCGCCAGCGTGTTGCGGAACTGAGCCAGATCAACCAGCGGGTTATTAGGTCCATATTTCTCGATGGCAGCTTGTTGCATCTGGGCAATTTGACCCAGACCCATCAGGCGGGTTTCATCAG